GTTAACACTGTTGATGCTTCTGCTGGAAGTTTATCTAAAGAGTTGTTAGATGCACTTTTACTCGAAATGTATACCAATGGAGCAAATTTTAGGAATATGGTTCTTTTCTGTGGTGGATTCCAAAAGCAGAAAATTTCTAATATTTATGGTTATGCTCCTCAATCAGTAAACGTAGGTGGATTGGACATTCAGAAAATAGAAACTGATTTTGGGCCAATTGGTATTCAACTCGATAGATTTATGCCAGCAGCAACATTAGGTGTATTTGATATGTCTATGATCGCACCAGTTTTTCAACCTGTTCCAGAAAAAGGAAATTTATTCTATGAAGAACTTTCTAAAGTTGGAGCAGCAGAAGAAGGGCAGATTTTTGGTCAAATGGGATTAGCTCATGGGCCATCCTTCATGCATGGAACTATTACGAATCTAGCTACTTCTTAATTAACCATAGGAACTAATGTAATGGTATACATAATGTATACCATTAACTACTATGAAAAGGAAAGTGATAAAAATGGCATATGATTTTAATTCAATTAGAAATCCAGTAATAAAAAGACTCTTTCAATCAATTTTTAGTCTCACAGCAGGTCATGATCATGACGGAGTAAATAGCAAAGAAGTTACCGTTGGTACTGTAGCAGACGGTGCTATTGCAACAGCTAAGATTGCAGACGGAGCATTGACAGCAGATGTAGCAGGTAGAGCAAAAATGGCTGATGGTTTTATTAATGTAGCTAAAGTTGCAAATGATGCAATTGAAACAGCTAAGATTAAAAATGCTAATGTAACTTTAGCAAAAGTTGCTACAACTGCAAAAACTCATATTTTTACTTATCAAATTGAAGATTTGGGTGCAGGAGTTGATATTTCTGATAGAGTAATATTCTTTGCTCCTGCAGGTATTGATGTAACTTTAGTGAGTGCATCAATTATTCCATTGGGAACTTCAGCAGGTATTGATGATTCTAATAATTGTCTTGTTGGATTAACGGATGGAACTAATTCAATTGTTGCTACAGCTTGGGATTCTTCGCCAGCATTCCCTTCTGTTGGAACGGTTAATTCTTTGGGAACTGTTGATGCAACATATAAAGTATTATCAGCAGGTGAAAAATTAGTCTTAAATGTGACTAATGGTGCAACAGCAAATCCTCCTGCGATGATGCTACAAGTGGTTTACACAGTAGCAGATGCCGTTTAAATAATATAAATAGACATGTAATTTAAAAAGGTTTACCAAAAGTATATAAGTATACTAAAGTAAACCTTTTTTATAATCTTGTGTCTATAGAGAAAGTTGGTGAATTAAATGAGTCAAGCAAGGACAACTCAGATTTTAGAAAATAATTTAGATAAAGGTTGGACTTCATTATTAGTGACAGCAAGTGGAGCAACAACCGAAACAGTTAAATCTATTGCAGGTAAAGTAGCAAGGATTTTAGTTAATGGATCTTATGATGTAACCTTAAAAGATAATACTACTGCAAAATGGGCAGTTATTAACAATACAGGTATTGATTTTTCAAATTCTCCTATTCAATGCAATACTTCTATTAAATTAACATTTGGTGGAGCAGGTAATGCATGGATTATTTACAAATAGGATGGTGTAAAAATGACTAATGCAGAAATATTAACAACGGTTAAATTACTGCTTGGTATCACAGATACAAATCAAGACGCAATAATTAACTATTATATTTCTGCATTAGAGAGAAGGATAGTTAATATTTGTGGTTTATCTTCTTTTCCTACTCAATTAGCTGATTTGGTAGTTGATATCATAGTTAAGAAGATGAAAGACGATATTATGGATGGTTTGGAATCTATTAATATGGGTGATACCAATATAAAAGTAAAAAGTAATCCTAAAAATATCATTGGATATTTGGAAGAAAATATGTCTGAATTGGAAAACTTCATGTATGTTGAGGTGGTCTAAATGTTGAATTCCAATACCATTGATTACCTTAAAAAACAGTATGAAAAATTATATACAGATACAGCAAATGTTTTTAGATACAGTAAGACAACTACTACAGCAGGAGCAACTAGAACAGGAGTTAGTTCAAATCCAACTATTGCTAACATGAAATGTAGAATTAGTCAAAAGGAATTAAACAGTCCAATTCAAAGCCAAACACAAACAGAAAATAATATTTCTTATGAAATTAAACTATTCTGTTCTCCTGATATTGATATTAAAACTGGTGATAGAATAGAAGTTACTAGGAATGGTAAAGTAATTAAAACTTACGAAGCAGGAGAACCGTTTCCATATTTAACACACCAAGAGATGCTATTGTATAGACTGGATAGGGCATAAGGAGTTGATATTATGCCATTTGATTTTAGAGAATTTAGAGAATTAACAGAAAGATTAGAAAAAATATCAGAAACAATTGATGTTGAAATAGAAAATTTTTGTTATGAAATGGCATTAAGAGCACTTTCAAGAACAAAAAAACGAACTCCCGTAATAACTGGTGATTTGAGAAAACAATGGTCATTGTCAAGTATTGTAAAAAATGGTTCAAATATAGATATAATTTTATTTAATCCACTTGAATATTCTTCTTATGTTGAATTTGGTCATAGAGTTAAGAAACATTTTGTACCTGGTAAATGGCAGGGAAATAGATTTATTTATAACCCTAATTCTGATACTGGTGTAATGATGGGGGCTAAAACTAGTTGGGTAGAAGGAAAATTTATGGCAACAATTTCACTAAAGGAGATTCAAGATATTGTTCCTACAGAATGGGATAAAAGATTCAAAAGATTATTAGGTGAAATATCATGATAATTACAAATTTAAAAGATTCAATTATTAAAACATTGAAAACATTGTATCCAAGTTATGAAATTTATGACGAATTAATGAAGCAAGGTATGGTTGAACCTTGTTTTTTTGTTAAAATAATTGAGCAAGACACAACCAAAGAAATGAAAAATAAATTTAAATTTAAATATATGTTTGACATTCATTTCTTTCTTGACGAAAATACTGCAAATCTTAATGAACAATATCATGCAATGGCTGAAAATCTATATGAACAATTGGAATTATTTACTGATTTGTCAGGTGGTTATTTAAGGGGATTAGACAAAAGACATGATATTCAAGATAATGTCTTACACTTTTTTGTTGATGTAAGTGCTTCAACTAAAATAATTCCAGCTACTAGTGTTAAAATGGGAGATTATACTATTAATACTCATATAAAGGTGGATGTCTTATGAATGTAGGAAAATATACTAAAGATCAAATTATAAAAAGTAAAAAATTCAAAGATTACAATAAAGACGTATTAGTAGCAATTTTAAAAGAAGATTGTTTTTATAGTGTTGATGAAGCAAAAAAGGTTATTAAATTATTTTTAGAAAGGCAGGTATAAAACATGGCTGGAGGAACTTGGGTAACTCAGAATAAGGTAAGACCTGGAATATATGTTAATTTTAAGGCTGTTCCAGATACTTTAGGGGCAGTAAGTGATCGAGGAATTTGTGCATTACCTCTTATTATGAATTGGGGAGAAGAAGCAACAGTAGTTGAATTGGATGGTGGTTCAGATTTCTTTAAAAAATATGGATATGATTTATTTGACGGTGATTTATATGGTTATGCTACAGCAGAAACACCAACAAATCAATTATTCTATGTTAGAGAAGCTTTAAGAAATTCTGCAAAAGTTTATGTTTATAGACTCAATACAGGAGTTAAGGCAACAAAAACACTTGGTAATTTAGTTTGTACTGCAAAATATACAGGTTTGCGTGGCAATGATATTTCCGTGGCTGTTCAAGAGAATATTGATGATGAAACAAAATTCGATGTAATTACATACCTAGATAGTGTTGAAATGGATAGACAAGTTGTAGCAACAATTGCAGCATTAGTAGCAAATGATTGGGTTGTATTTTCTGGAACTGGTGTTTTAGCTGTAACTGCAGGAACAGCATTAATTTCAGGTACTAATGGCACTGTTTCGAGTTCTAATCATACTAATTTTACTACTGCGATTGAAGTTAAAGATTTTAATACAGTTGGATATATTGGTGATGATTCTGATATTAAAGCCTTGTACGAAGCTTTTGTTGCTCGTTTAAGAGACACTGAAGGACGAAAAATACAAGCAGTTTTATATAATTCTGCAAGTTCAGATTACGAAGGAATTATTTCCGTTAAAAATAGTGCTTCAATGGTTGCTTGGGTAGCAGGAGCAACAGCAGGAGCAGCAGTTAATCAATCTCTTACTTATACTAAATATAGTGGGGATATACCAATAAATCCAATTTATACAAATAGCCAAATAATAACTGCTTTAAATGCTGGTGAATTTGTATTTACTAAAAATGCTAGTGGTGACGTAATTGTTGAGCAAGATATCAATACTTTTGTCTCATTTACTGTCGATAAAAGCAAAACATTTAGAAAGAATCGTCCAATTCGTGTATTAGATTCAATTGCAGTAGACGCAAAGAAAATCTATGAAAATTTTTACATTGGAAAAGTTGATAATAATGCTGATGGTAGAAATTTATTGAAAAATGAAATCATCACCTATATGAATACTTTGCAAGGTATAAATGCTGTTAAGAATTTTGATGCTGAAACAGATATCGTTATTGCTGAGGGAGAAGATTCTGATGCGGTTTTGATGGGAATTTTTGCTCAACCTGTAGACGCAATAGAGAAGGTCTATGTCACAGTTAATGTAGGTTAAGAAAGGAGAGTTAAGAAATGGCTTTTAAAAACGTAAAAGATGTAGTTAATGGTGGAGAAGGTACTGCATTTGCAAATATTAATGGAAGTATAGAAAATCTAGCTTATGTAAAAAAAGTTGAAGCAAAAGTTGATAAAAACAAAGAAGAAATATTAGTTTTAGGTAGGAGGGGAACAGGCTCTAAAGCAAAAGGTTGGAAAGGCACTGGAACTCTGACCATTTACTATGTAACTACTATTTTTAGGAAGTTAATGGCAGACTATAATAAAACAGGGAAAGACGTATATTTCGATATTCAAGTTACGAACGAAGATCTTGCTTCAGCTACAGGAAAGCAGACAGTGGTATTAAAGAATTGCAATATTGATAGTGTTATAATTGCAAAACTTGATATTGAAGCTACAGCAATGGATGAAGAAATTTCATTCACATTTGATGATTTTGAAATTCTAAATAGCTTTACTAAACTATAAAATAATAAAAATTGGTTTGGGTATGTGGTAAAACTACATACCCAAATAAACAAAATAAAATTAAAAGGGGTTTTTACAAATGTCAGCATTACAAGATTTTTTAGATGAGAATTCAATTGATGAATTAATAGAAGAAGTAACAGTATCAGAGAGATTTAAAGATAAAGAAGGTAATCTTTTAAAGTTCACAATTAAAAATATTCCAATGGATGAATATAAAATCATTCAAAAAGAATGTACAAAAATATCTAAAAAAGGTGCAGATTTTGACAGTGCAAAATTTAATGAACAAATTGTCATAAAAGGAACAGTAAATCCTAATTTCAAAGATGCGGAAAGTATTAAGAAAGCAGGTTGTGGTGTAAGTCCAGAACTTTATTTAAATAAAAAATTAAAAGCTGGCGAAATTGCAAGACTTTCAGAAAAGATATTAGTTTTGTGTGGATTTGATACAGGAATGGAAGAGTTAGTAGAAGAAGCAAAAAACTAATAAAGGAGGGTGGAGAAGCTATGTATGCTCACTTTGCTCTTCAAAAATTAAAAATAAGAATTAAAGATTTTGCTGAAATGGATGATAGGGAAAGAGCATTAACTATTGCAAGTATTGATCTTAGAATAGAAGATGAAAAAAAGAATAAATAAACAAGAAAAACAAAATAAACAATATTTGATAATTATTGTATTTTATAGTATAATAATTATCAAATATTGAAATGAGGTGCCAATATGGGATTAATTAACTTGTTATTTAAAAACAAACCAGATGCAATGTGTTTTTTAAATTATGTTGGTGGATTTCCAGAATGGAAGAATGATTTAGAATTACTTGTTAAAATTTATGATAAAGAAATTAAATTTGGTGTTTTTAATAAGAAACCTTTAATTGAAACAAATTTATCCGAAATAGATGTTACAATTGAAAATGAAAAACAATTTTCTGAAAGAGTTACGGCTACAAGATTATTATTAGTAGGTATTTTTGCATTCGCCTTTAAAAAGAAGCAAAATATTGAAAATAGATATATTTCATTCAAATTTAAGGAAATTGATTTAAAAGATAAGAGTAGAAAATACAATGATGT